CAGACCGCCAGCAACTCCCCCGACACCCGCGGACGATTCCCCGTAAACTTGTGGGTACACTCACAGCACGAAAGGACACCGATGATTCTCGTTCACAGCAAGAACCCGACCGTTGACCCCTACGGCGCCCAGCGCGTCATCATGGCGTACCTCGCCAAGCAGCGCAACGGCCAGGCTGGACAGCCCGAAATCGAGGCTCACGTCCTCGCCGAGTGCCAATGCCACGCCATCGGCCAGCTCGAGGGGCTGCGCAACCAGGGGGCAATCGAGCCTCTCGACGGAAGCCCGTCAGTGTTGCGGCTCACAGCCGAGGGGCGCGAGTGGTGCCGAGAGGCGGGATTCCTGCGCAAGCGCGCGAACGTCATGGAGGACGCGACCGATGAGCCCAACGAGCCCGAAGAGCAGCCCGCGGCCCCGAAGAAGCGCGGCCGCCCCCGTCGTGACACTCCCGCCGCCGAGTGAGTTCGCGCGGCTGAGCACTTGCCAGCGGTCGGCCTCTCGCATGGCCGCGTACGGGTACACCACGCCGCAGATCGCGGCGTTTTTGCGTCGATCGCAAGGGACCATCGAGGCTCACCTGTTCGCCGCGCGACGGCGGCTGGGGCTCAAAAGTCTCCCGGTGCTGGTGCGGTACTGCGTCACGATTGGCGAGGTGTGGCCCGGCCCGGAGGCATGACACGCACCAGCGGGCGGCCGTCGTCGTCGAGACTCACGAGCGCCACGCGCACGCCCGACGCGAGAGTCATCCGTACCTCTCGCACGGGCCAGCCCTCCACACCGTTGCGCGGCACCATCGACACGGGTAGCACCTCGACGGTGAGCCTGCGGGCGTGGTAGAGCTTGCGAGCCCACTCGCAGCGGCTCCACAGATGGGCGAGTACGCGGACCTCGCTCATCTCGCTGAGGTCGCGATGCACGCCGATTGCCGCCGGCCTGATGGGGAGTTGCTCGCCTGACACAGTGCTGAGGGTAGGCCACTCGGTCAAGTCTGAGCGGTGGTATACTTGCCCCGACGGCGGGCTCCACTGAGGAGCCTGACATGGCGACATCCCCGACGCTCTCCACCCGCGTACCGACCACGGCGCCGGGTACGACGCAAGACCCAGCGCGCCCGCTTGAGACTTCCGGCGGGCTCGACGTGACGACCGCCGTCACCGACGCTGAGTTGCTCGACACCATCACGGTCCCCGCAGCACTCGCCGACCGTAAGGGTGTGGCGAGGCTTGCTCCCCATACAAACACGCTGCTCGAGTTCTCCATCGGCCATGAGACCACGCCCGTGGCGAAGACCGCGACGGCGTACTTGGTCGGGGTGAAGGAGAAGATCGCAGCGCAGGGCGAGGCGGTCGTGTATAAGCGGCACATCCTGGGGCAGCTTGCCCTGACTGGCGACCGCGCGCTTACCGCCGGCGAGATTTCCGCGCACGCTTCCAAGTTCTCGGGGTTTGCGGCGTGGGCGACGTGCTCCATCTCGGTGACGACCGACTACACGCCCTCCCCCCCTGGCATCGTGACCATCGGCACGGGCGCTACGGACAACGCGCACGAGGTTGCGCTCGACACCTGGGGCTATCCGTTCCTCGAGGTGTGGATCGTCAACGGCGCGGGCTCGCAGGGCGTGGTGTGCGACTTCCGCCAGTGCTGATAGGGGGGATGAATCATGGCTCTCAGGATCTACGGCGGCGCGTTCAAGCAGCAGGCGGCGCTCATTGCGCGCGGGTGCTGTCACTTCCTCTGGATCGGCGACAGTCAGAGCTACCAAGCTCGCAACTTCACGATCGCCGCGACGGAAATACCCAAGCGGCTTCCGATCCGATGGAACTACGTGATCGGCGCGCTGGCGACGGCGCCGCATACCGGCACGTACTGTCAGACCGGCGGCGTGGGTGACACGCTCGTGGGGACGTCGACCGGGTACGGCGCGCTCGTGGGCGATGTGAACAGCGGTGTGGGCACTCCCGCGCTGGGCGCGCCGACGACGAAGGTGGCGTTCTCCGGCAACTCGGTTTCCACCGACTGGACCTGGACGGCGCCGAACGCGAGCGGCGGGTGGCTGCTGCAGCGTGAGTGCGCGGGCAGTACCACGAAGGCCAATCAGTACATGCCGTGGCCGCTGCTGGCGAGCAACAGTTTCAACCCGTGGTTCCACGGCTCGCATCACAAGTGCGCGATGGTCATTCAGGGGCAGACTGCGGGCAGCGGCGTGCTCTCGCTTGGTGTCGGCATCCGGCGCGTGGGTGCTTCTGTGACCGGCGCGGCGAGTTGGTCCGATCTGTCGGTGACAGACTTGGCCGTCATCCAGCGGGTGGGCTGGACATCCGCCGTTGCGGACGCGGGGACGTACCAGAGCACGATCAGCAACGGACTCCTCAACGATCACAACATCCAACTCGGCGCGCGCTCGGCTTCGGGCTACGACGAGACGGGCAAGTCGATTATCTTCATGCGCGGCATTTGGGCGCGGTGCAGTTCCGACGGCACGATCACATGGAACAACACCGACGGCCTCAACTCGGGCGCCGGGTATGACTCGTTCGGGCGCTCGGGCTCCGCGATCACGGATTGGGAGAGCAACTATTGGTCCCAAACGCAATGGTCTGAGTACTTCACCGCGACGGTGATGGTGCCGAATCAGGTGACCGTCATGGCGATCATGCTCGGCCACAACTGCGTGCAGGTGTCGGGCGGCACCATGACCGCGGCGTTCCGCACGTCGTGGCAGGCTGTCGTCGACAAGCTGCGCGCGGCCTATGAGTCGGCGTTCCCGCTCGCGTTGTACCCGACTCGCAAGCTGCATCTGATGATCGTGATGCCGTGGTACAACGACAGCGAAAGCAACTTCTTCCAGGGCGCGGGAGTCGCTGGCGGGCGCTCGATGCAGAGCGTGTACGAGTCGCTTGCCGCGTCGAATCCCGACACGTCATGGTTCAGCTTCTTCAACTACTTCAACGAGGCCGAGCCTTTCGACCAGTTGCACGCCGACAACGAAGTGAGTGGGCACATGTTGGGCGAGGCGTTCATGGACGCGATTAACCGCGCGACGGACTTCAAGTATGCGTCGCAATCGACGCACGCGACGGCGAACCCGCGCACGATGCGACTGCGGAGGTAACTTGGCAAAGCGCGGCAACCCGATCCCAGGAGCGAACAAGCCGTTCGAGAAGGGCAACAAGCTCCAACTGTTGCAGAACCAACACGGCTTCCCGGCCATGCCGGTGTATCGCGCCGTCCAAGATGCGATGGACAAGCCCGATTTGATCGAGGGCGAGAAAGAGGCGCTGATCGCGCGCGCTTTCAAGTCGCTTTCGGACGGGCTCAACCGGCGCGACGAGGCGGGCCAACCCGACGCGACGACGCTCGGCTACACCAAGCTCGCGATGGAACTCTACTTCGGCGCTCAGGACAGCCCCGCGCAGCAGGCGAAGGACCGCGGCACGTTCAAGATCCAGGTGGTGTACGACGATGAGCGGCCGCGTACGCTCGGACTGGACGCGCCGGCGCGGGAGGTGTGACCGTGGTTGCGACCGCGCTCCCCATCGTGATGAAGCCCAGGCCGCACAAGGGCCAGGTGCCGATCCTTGCGGACCCGGCGCGGTTCAAGGTGCTGCGATGCGGCCGTCGGTTCGGGAAATCTGCCACCGGCATCATCCAGACACTCGAGGAGTTCACCCGCGAGCGAGATTGGGGCCTGCGATGGGGTCCGCGTGTGGGATGGTTCACCCCGCTTGATCGGTACACCACGCCCGTTTTCGAGGAGCTCCGCGAACGACTCGGGCCGATGGTGCAGAGTGCCAACGCCAACACAAAGACGCTCGGGTTCGGGCGAGGTGGTGTGATTGAATGTTGGACCATGCACAACAACCCCGAGGCAGGGCGTTCGCGCAAGTACGATCTGGTGGTCATCGACGAGGCGGGGCTGATTCCCGGCCTGCGCAAGTGGTTCGACACCTGCTTGCGGCCGACGCTCATGGACATGCGGGGCCGGATGCTCATGCTCGGCACACCGCACGCGATCAGCCCAGACTTCAATGACTTTTACGACGACGCCGAGCGCGGCAAAGAGGGCTGGAAGGCTTTTCAGACCGCGACGTTCGACAACCCCCACATCCCGGAGGACGAGAAGGCCGCAATCATGGCCGCGCGGGAAACCATGCCCGAATGGCTGTGGAAACAGGAGTATCTCGGAATCCCAGCCGACACCAGCGCGGGCATATTCGGGCGTGAGATGATCCGCTCGTACATCACCGAGAACGCACGGCCCGAGACGTGGAGGGGGCGGATCGGGCTCGACGCCGACGACGAATGGAAGCTCACGGCGATCTGCCACGCGCGGAAGCTCGACGCAATCTACGCCTTCGAGGACTCGCGCGGCGCGTGGAGGACGTGGGGCGACCCGGACGAGCCGAGACAGGGACAGGTGGTCATCGGCGTGGATCTGTCCGCGGGCGTTGGCAGCAGCAACACCACGATGAGCGCGTGTCTGCCTGACATCGGGCGCAAGTTCGCGGAGTTTGCTTCTCCCGGTGTGACACCCGAGGAGGCCGCGAGGCTGGCGGTGCTGGCTGGGTACTACTTCGGCGGCGAACAACCTGCGTGGATCTGGTTCGAGGCCAACGGCGGCGGCGGCGAGCAGTTCGCCCGCGAGTTGCTGCGGCTGCGATACCCGAGGGTGCGGAATCGAGAAGACGCGAGATGGAAAAACACTACCACAGACGAGCGAAAACTGGGGTGGTGGTCAACAGACACAGGCAAGGAGAGTCTGATCCTGGACTACGCACAGGCGCTCAAGTCGCGGCGGTTCTTCAACCCGTCCGAGTCGGCGCTACGCGAGTGCCTGACGTACATCTACCAGCGCGGGAAGGTGGTCAGCGTCAACTCGGCGAGTGACGGGCTGGATGAGTTGGCTGGTGCTCCCCACGGCGATCGCGTGATTGCGGACGCGCTCGCGTGGAACACGATGCGTTGGTGCCCCAAGACGGATCCGGCGCCGGAGCGCAAGCCCCCGCGAGGGTCGATGGGCGAGCGCATTGCTCAGGAGTCGAAACGCAAGGGCCGGTATCGGTGGTAGAATGTCGCTGACGGCGGGCTGTTGCGAGACAGCCCCATGCGAATCGACGACACAACGCTCTCTCGGTCGATCCAAGAGGGCATGAAGCGGATGGAGCAGCATCGCCTCGTGCGCGCGTTCGCGTGCCGGGAGATTGCTGGCCCGTGGTACGGCAACGACCTGTCCAACTCCCAGCGCGAGGCCGATAGCAAGAGCCCGGTCAATGTGCTCGGGGAGATGGTGTACGCCTACCAAGCGCAGTTGGTTGGCTCGCGCGTCACGTCGAAGGTCACGGCCCGCTCGTTCCTCATGCGCGGCGAGGCGCGGATGCGTCAATACATGCTCGACGATTGGTCGCGCGAGGTCGATCTTGCCCGCACGATCCG